ATTTAGGCCCTTGTAAACAATGTAAACAATAATTTAGGAGGAAAACCTGAATAGGAAATATGAGGAAAATTATGACCAATTTAGGAAATGAAAAATCACAAAATAGAGTGCACAGAAACATTGTTTACATTGTTTCTCGGGAGGAGAATTGGGGACCTAATCAATTGAATATCAATCACTTAGGTGAGAAACAATAAGAAATTTTATTGTTTACTGCTGGTCAAATATTGTTTATTATGGAAAAAACTGAGAAATTGGGGCTACCCCCAACTGGGAAACTTGGAGTGTTCCGGCGATGGCTGGGGATCTATTCAAAAGAGGAGCGGGAGGTCCTGGACTACGCCCGCAAATTGAAAAAGACAACCATGCAAATAGCACGGGGTCAGCTGACTCTGTTATCCCGTCCGGAATGGATGCGGCACGAGGACTGGGTTGAGGTCCGCAAACTACAAAACAAATTAAAAAGGAGGCGTAGAAAATGATTGCAATTTATCTGTTGGCCATCATCGGTCTGTTCGCTGTTATTGGGGGAATTCGTCAATGGTGGATCGGCCCCAAACGGAAGTTGAACAGATCCATCAAACAGATGGAGAGAGCGGAGAGACGGATTCAAAAATTCAAAAAGAAGTCGTAGGCGAGTAGAATTGGTCCAGTAGAATTGGTGCCAAATTGGTCCAGTAGAATCGGTGCCAAATTGGGCCTTCTCCAGACCCACAAATACTGGACGGCACTCGCGCATACGAAACTAAAAATTTTCAAGAATGAAAGCAAAACACTTTAAGCAGCTCGGGAAAAACTGGGCTTTGTACTCGGAGATTAATACCAAGTACTGTAGTTGGACCCTCTCCATCGCCACGGTCCACGAAGGTATGATTTGGCCGAACGGTATTTCGGTCAAGTTCCTGTGGTTCGGTGTGACCCTCATTCGCGTAAGCGAATAAATAAAGATCCCCGGGGCCAAACGCTCCGGGGATTGTTGTGCAGAAATAAATTTTTAATTTGTATAAGGTTTGATTATATTTGAGGCATGGCACGAAGCACATATAAAATGAGTCCGCTCGCCTATATGGAGGAGGGACAGAAAAGGCGAGACGCCGGGGAATTTGTAAAGCCCACCGATGCGGAGGAGCTTTATTTTGCATTCATCGAGTACTGCAAATTCATGCAGGATAACTATTTCTCCCAGTCTCACAAGAATAAGAATGGCGAAGACTGCAGCGTCTACATTTCCCGCCCGATGACCATCGAATCATTTAGGCTGTTCGCTGGCATCAATCCTGTTGAGTACGAGGAGCTCACGGGAGACCCGGTAGCAGCTGCAATTGGTGGCACCATCGAGGACGCCATCAATTCCCAGCAGATTGAGGGAGCACTGGTTGGCAAGTACGCTGCCAGCCTCATCCAGGTACTTCAAGGACGCAAGACCAATGTCAACCTGACGGGAGGCATTACTCTCGAACAGATAACAGGAATGGAGGTAAAATAAAATGGGACGCCGGCTTCAATTTGACACCAAAGGCAACGAGAAGCAGAAGGAAGTGGCTCGGTTATGGCTTGATGACTCGGTCACTGACATTCTGTATGCTGGCACGAAAGGTGCTGGCAAATCCTACCTCGGGTGTTCCTTGATAGCCGGCGATGCCCTCACCTACCCAGAGACATTTTATTTTATTGCGCGTAAGACGGCTGCCGACCTGGTCCGGTACACAATCCCCTCCATCTACGAGGTATTCGCTCATTGGGGCATCACGGAGAACTACTACCACTTTAATGGTCAATATAATTTCTTCGAGTTGTACAACAAAAGCCGCATCTACCTGATCGACGCCAAGTATAACCCCAGTGACCCCATGTACGAGAGGTTCGGTTCCATGCAGATGACTCGGGGATGGATTGAGGAGGGTGGCGAGTTTATCCGCGAGGCGAAGACCAACCTCCAGGCTTCCATCGGTCGATGGAAGAATGACGTCTACAAGCTGGCTCCCAAACTCCTCATCACCTGCAACCCGTCCAACAATTTCCTCTACACGGACTACTACAAGCCATGGAAGGAGAACAAGCTGCCTCCTTGGCGTCGGTTCGTCAAAGCTCTGCCTCAGGACAACAAGACTCTCCCAGACACGTATATCGAAGGACTTCTCCGTAACCTGACCCAGTCGCAGATCGAGCGATTGGTCTTTGGCAACTGGGAGTATGACGATGATCCGAATTGGCTGGTCGACTATGACGCAGTGTGCGACATGTTCAGCAATGAGTTCGTACTCCCGACGGGCAATCGGTTCATTAGCACTGACCTTGCCGGGAAAGGTCGAGACAGTTGGGTGGTTGGAACCTGGGACGGCATGGTCTGTCGGATCCCCATCGCCAAAGGCTTCTCGGAAGGCAAGGAGATGGAGGAGAAGATCGCCAAATTGGCCACCGGTCTGAAAGTCCCCCGGTCCAGCATCGTCTCTGACGCTGACGGACTTGGGTTCTACTTGGAGAGCTACCTGAAAGGCATCCGGGAGTTTCACGGAGGACAGTCAGCCATTGACTCCAAGACGTACAACAACATCAAGTCGGAGTGCGCATTCAAGTTGGCGGAGCTCATCAACAAGCGCCAGATCCGCATAATCTGCTCTCCCGAGGTCCAGGAGAAGATCAAGCAGGAGATGACGGTCCTCAAGTCCAAGAACACGAACTCCGCTGAGCAGAAGCGAGAGCTCATCTCTAAGGACACCATGAAACAGCTCCTCGGTAGGTCACCGGACTTCCTGGACATGCTCATCATGCGAATGATATTCGAGATCAAGCCGAAGGCGACTGGCATGAAGTCCGCCAAAATAATAATCCCCACAAAACGATGATACTGGACATCATAACCCTCATCCGCGACATGGTCAAGATGGTCAATCCTCTGGCCGTTTTTGAGTGTGACCAGGCTCGAATGCTGAACGTCAAAGTGGACACGATGGAGAGGTTCGTGACAGACTCGGACGGCAATCGGACCTCGTCCGACTTCGTCTATGTTGAGGAGCCCACCACTGGCTACTATGATATTCCTTACAGAGGGCACCAGAAGCAAAGGACCATCATGCAGATATACTTCTGCAAATTCGAGCCGATGGCCAACGATGCCTACAAAGGCGACACGAAGTTCAGCCAGAACTCGCCCACCATCGGACGACTGGAGTTGAAGAATCAAATTGAGGAACAGATGGTTCGGCCATTCTTGTATCTCTTGAAGACTTCGGAATTGGGACTCAGACATCCGGAAATATTCAACGCCATTAGGATTCTGTATCCGTCTCCTCGGTTCGACGCCAACGAGGTCAGCGTAGGACTGGAGCTAACAGTAACGCAAGAATGGTGTCTCGATGCGTATAAGCCCATTCCCCCTGTTCCACCCGAGCCTAAACCTGTCAGACTGGTAGACATCATCCATGAAGGGTTTAACATGCGGGGTATTACGATAACCTTTGAAAATACTGAATCAAAACCCGTTGACAAGTCTGTAGGCACCGAATCCATAATCACTAACTCTGTTCCGGTTAACCTGGTCATGGCATTGTACTTGTATGGAACCATATCATGCGGAAGGCCCACAACCCCAGCATATTCAGGGGGAAAATGGAAGCTCAAAGAGTATACATTCCCGGACACAGAAGACTTAATTGTAACTAAAATCAATGTGAAACCGGAGGGGGAATTCCCCAACGTTTGGACCTTCCGAGACATTTATACAATGGTATGATACAGCGAATCGACATACAAGGCGGTCAGATGACGTTCGGCCAACGCATAGAGCTTGGCCGGATCATCACTGAAAAGGAGTTGACTGACATTGACAAGATGAAGGAAGGCATGCAATGTCTCGGCGTCAAATGGAGTCTCAGGAACACCTCCGAAATTGTCGAGTACTGGTATGAGGTTCTTCTGGGCATTAAATACTGGATCGAACGGGAACAGACTGAGCTCAAGTACGAGCCCAGTGCTGAGGAGAAGGCAGCCGGAATTGCCCAATTCTCCATGGTGGTTGGCGAGATGGCTACCATCACTGCACTGGCCAAGGACTACTCGAAGGACCCGGACGAGATCCTGGAGTGGAAATACGGAAAGGTATACAACCTCCTTTTCACCAACTTGCAGAGTCACCTCTTCCGGGAGCGATTGAACAAGGAACTGGAGCGTAAGGCTCAGCAGAAAGCCAATGCTCGCAAACCCAGAAACAAATGGCGGTAGGACTGGAACAGATATTGGCTGAGGGACTCACTCAGATGCGGGACGAGATCATCCGGGCATCACAGGACGCCGGGCAGGAAGCTTCGGGCAGAACCTATGCTCAGATAACGGTCCAGACGGGACGGGAAGGTGAAACAGTTTGGGGGACGATAGAAGCCCCGAACTACTTCTACACTCTCATCCGGGGACGAGGTCCTGGCAAGATCCCCGCCAACTTGGGACAGATCATCATGGAGTGGGCAAAGCTCAAAGGAATCACCTTCTCGAACCCGAAGGACCTGGTCCGATTCGGAAATGCCACTGCATGGAATATAAAACGGGAAGGCTCGGAGCTTTATCGCAATCACATTTACGTTGACCTGGTCGACACTCCCGCCGATAACTTCGAGGAGTACTTGGCTCAGCACTTAGACCGGGCAATGGAGGTTCTCATAGAAGAGACTTTCGTCCCCGACAACAATATGAACCACGGATATATAATATAACGCGATATGGCAATTACCAATCAACCGGCTGAGGATTCTTTATACTCAGCATATTCGCAAATACCAGTCGAGACTGACGACTTAACATCTGGGCTCGAGATAAAGACTCAGAATTTCAGTGAGCCCAACATGATCTCGCTGAATATTCTCAACAATAAACAGACAGAGGTGTTCGACAACTCTGGCGGCACGAATCGAAACTGGTTCAGAGCGTTCGTAATACCCCGGAGGATGGTAGCTGGGGAGTGGTATGCTTTTCGGGTTGGTCGTGTCACAGTGAACATAGCAACAACACTGACAGTTGCATTGTACCAAGGCAATACAGAAGGTCGCTGGGTAGTTAAAGTTGCTACAACCGAACTTGCGATTACTTCCCCCATGACATGGCGTGTCCAAGTCCCGACTACCGAGAACGTCCGACATCCCAATACAGTACTGATCATCTATGCCGGGAAACAAGGAGAAACAGCTGGAGTGAAGGTCACACTGAACGACATGTCTTTGGCATACGGCCAGAACTTTATCGACTATAACCCCAGTCCAGTTAAAGCAGCGAACTCACTAACTGAAAGCATCGACATCCACAGAGACTCGGGATTCGGGACGACGAAGAAATACGACCTCAGTTTCTTGGCTAAAGCTGGATTCCGGGATCTTAACAGGACATACCCGTATGTTAACTCGCGCATAGGTTTTGGCATTGACTATAACCTCATATCGGCATACGCATACAGAGGCATCGGCGAACAAAACTTCAATGTCCGGTATGCCTCCCGGGGAGTTTGTCCCCGAGGCTACAGCGTTGACTTCTCCGAAAGGTCCGTAGGATTTGTGTTGACGGACCGGGTTCCTGCCGGGGACGGACAACTATATGTTAAGAAGTATTTTGGATACCCTAACTTCCTAACCCTGTTTGCTAAGGGGTCGAGGTCAGTAAACATGCAATCAGCCATGGAAGTGAATGTTATGTATACGGGGAACACATTCCTCGAGAAAATGGAGATCTCCCCCAGGATTAACATCCCGCTTGTCCTCGAGTTCGATGAAGAATTGGCAGATGGGGCTGACTACGTTATTGTCAGAAATCGCAATTTGCCCTTGAACTCCGACAAATGGCATATACGTTACGTCGATACAGAGGTACCTTGCAACCCATTCTACATTCGCTGGATAAACCAGAAAGGCGGATGGGACACTTACATGTTTGAGCAACACAAGAAGTATACGCAGGAGGTTGACCGGGGGGACCAATACGTATTAGCGAATTCCAGAGACCCCTATGCCTCACAGACGAGAGGCGAGTTAGCTCCGGAGTTTAAGAACATAGTCCAAGCAGGAGCAGAACAGCCTGATGAGAACGACTTCAACTTGCTCAAAGGAATTGCTCTCTCACCTCTTGTTCAAAGGTACAACTACTCAGTCGGGGCATGGCAACGAGTCCTAGTAAATGACACGGACCTAACCTGGGACACAAAAGCCCCGCGGAACACTGTTAGCTACGAGTTCCAGCTTATTGACGAACAAACTCAGTGGTAATATGAACTACGAACTACTCATGAAAGGCATTGACGGCGAGGTCTGGTCACTGGACCTCCCGCTGGATGCTCCTGCGATGAATTACCAGATCAACAACCTGGCTGAGCTGAAAGACAGGAATGCCTCGTACTCCCAGCGGATCAGTCTGCCCAGGACGACCCATAACGAGCAAGCATTCCAATTCAGTTTTGTAGTTGGCTCAGGTTCGTATGTGCCATACATGAAGTTTCCTTGCCAACTATTCTATGAGGGAGCACTCATATCCCCGGCTGGAGCAGTATTGAACATCGTAGACGTATCAGATACATCGATCGGGGTCCAGATCCTCGGGGCAACTGCTGACTTGTTCGACACCCTCAACAACACTGACGCGAAGGATCCCGGAACTGGCATGTTCCTCCTCAAGTGGTACACGGACACAGTGGGACAGGCCGAGCGATACCTCTCCGGCCCCGAGGAATCTAAAGTCCTGTATTTTTGGCTATATGCAACTCTCCAGAAGAATCCGAACGTCCCTCCGATCTCCATGGAGGCAATCAGGCAAGTCCGGGAGTTGGACAAGTTCTATCCCCATCTTAACTGGTATGACCTCGTAACGTGGATCTTCGATCGAGCAGGCTACAGTCTCGAGACTGACGTGGATTCAGTTGACCGGAGTGAAATGTTTTTGCCTTGCACTTACCCCGTTTTGGCAGACAACCCCAATGCTCCGAAAGCATCCGGGACTGGCTGGATCCAGGATCCCCCGATTGGCACTACGGTAGGGGTGATATGGCAAGGATACCCGGGAGTAACTCTCAGTGACCCGGTCGCTGGACGCTTGATGATGGGCACCGTATCCGGAACATTCAGCTGGATGACTTTGTGGGACACGACCATCACGTTCAGTTTCTCATGGTCCAATATTTCTGCCATCCGGAATGGTTCTGTGGCAGTCCAAGTTACCCATTACAAGAACGACGGGACCAGTGCTATAGTGTTGACCAGATCCTGGTCGTCGGGGTCTTCTGGCAGCGCTTCGGTCGACATCCCGATGGAGGCAGGAGAGCACATCCTTGTGTCCGGATCTCTCAAAACAGTCAATCCCTCTGCCAATCAGTATGACATGAGGTTCCCGGTCAGCATTACTGCTCCTCCCGTGCCGGAAACTTCGCCGGGGGATAAGCCCCAGCCCGGGCTAACCTATGACCTCCTGGCCTCGACTGGATTTAAGAGCTTGGGAGACATAGTCAAAGCTTTCTTCCAGTTGTTCGGGCTAATCATCGACGTGAATCCCGCCACCAAAGTAGCAAGAGCATACTCGGTTCAGGAGTTCTACAACAGACGAAGCTCGTCCGGGAAGAATTGGTCTGACAAGCTGATAAAAGGTAAGGACACAAAACTTACCTTCCAGTTGTCCAGTTATGCCCAGTCCAACGAGATAAAGCTGGAGGACAACAAGGACAACAATGTTACTGACTCGTACAAGTTCAGCATCCCGGACGTCAACCTCCAGCCCACCAAACTCCTGTTCCAAATTGGATTCTTGGCAGGACTCAACCAAACTCTCTATGATGCGGACAGTACGAACAAGTTACACACACTTGCTAACTATCCCATATGGACCATCAATAGAGGCCGGAAGGAGAACGGGGAAATGACCGAGACAACTTGGGAGTACAATGCTCTCAGTAAGCCGATGGTCGTCCATATCAATAAGTCTGACTATATGTGGCCCCAGGTAAGTGTAGGCTACACACTTACCCGGGTAAGACTGTACACGGCGTATTTCAAAAATTTGAATTACTACGTTCCGAAGTACTACGACAAGCTCATCAACAATATACTCAAAAGACCGAAGATCATACAGACCCAAATTCTTCTGGACTCGCTCGACATTCAAAGTATGGACTTGTTCAACCCGGTATGGCTGGAGGAGCATGGGTTCTGGTTCTACGTTTCGAAAATAAACAACTTCCAAGCTGGAAAGATAACCAAAGTAGACCTAATACGAATGTGATATGGCCGAAGAACAGAAAAATACAATTTACAACGTCCGTGTAACAGCTGAGGATGCCCTCAAGACGTTAGCCGAATTGAAACTCCGGTCCCAGGAGTTGAGAGATCAGCAGAAGGCTCTCGGCAAAGTAACTGAGGAGAATGCTCAAGAATACTATGCGCTTGACAACCAGATCAAGGCAATCAACAGCGAGGCGAACAAGTACCAGAAGCAAATCCAGAACAACATTAAGCTCCAGAACCAACAGGAGGCAAGTTTAGCAAAACTTAGAACCCAGCTGGCTTTGGACAATGCCGAGTTTGCAGAGCTGGGCAACTCAATGCAGGACGCGGCTCGTAAAGCCGAGCTCGGCAAGCGCATTGCAGAAACCACCGAGGAGCTCAAAGCTCAGGAGGAGGCACTCGGGGACTATCGCCGGTCAGTTGGTAACTACGAGAAGGCAACGGAGAACCTCAAGCAGGAACTCTCCGACCTTACCCAGACACTCATCCAGATGGCTCAGTCCGGGGATACGAGTTCTGAGACGTTCAAGGAGATGATTAAACGAGCCGGTGAACTGAAAGGAGCTGAGAACCTGGTCAATACAGCTATATCCAACGTTGGTAAAGGAACTGAAACCATACAGGCAGTTACCAGCGCCACGTCAGCTTTGACTTCCGTATGGGGCCTTTGGACCACAGCCACTCAGGTACTGGGGAGCGAGAACGAGGAGCTCAATGCTACCATGACGAAGATGATAACCATCATCACGGCTCTTTCCTCTTTGTCTTCTCTCCAAGCAGCTCTCTCCAAGACCGAAGCCACTTATCGAGCTGCATCTAACTTGGTTCAGCTGGTTGGCATCAACCAGACTCTCGCCGAGACGAAAGCGATAGCTGCTAAAAATGCCGTACAAGGAACTGGCAACATTCTCACCAAAGCAGCAGCAGCTGCCACATGGCTTTGGAACGCGGCTTTGGCTGCCAATCCCGTTGTATTGGTGGCAGCGGCAGTGGGCGGATTGGTGGCTGGAGTGGTTGCTCTTACGAACGCATTTAACAGTAACACGGAAGCTCAAGAGAGAGCAACCCGGGCAATGGAAGCATACAATCGAGCTGCCGAAGCCTCCACATACGTACTGGACCAGATCGAGACCAAGCGGAACACTCTGTCAAAAGCCGAGGAGATCCGGGGTAAACGAGAAATCGAAAACCTCAAAGCCAATCATGCCACGTCAGAACAGATTGCCGAAGCTCAGCTCAAAACAGCCAACAAGCTCCGCGAGATTGAGATGAGTGCAGCTCGTCAAAGACAGATGGCTGCAATGGATGAGTTCGACTCCTTGAAGAAGGTGATTGCAGCCAAGGAGGAGGAGCTCAACACGTGGTCAGGAAGCTTGGACAAATACAAGGAGGCCAAAAAAGAACTCGACGACTTGAAAGGCCGATACCAAGAACTGTTCCGGACTATCGAGAATGAAGGAGCTGCAGTTGCTAACTTGGCTCTCGAGACTGCAATAGCCAATCGGGAGGCTCAGCAGTCCATTGCCGATAAGGCTCTGGAGGTTGCTTTGAAGAACTCGGAAGCCATGCAGAAGATCCGGGAAGATGATCTCAGGTTCCAAACAACATTCCAATCTACGAGTATCGCCATCCGGATGGAGTATGAAAGGAAACTCTACAAGGCAGCTCAGGATGGAGCCCGGGAACGTCTCGCTCTCCAGAAAGCTCACGGCAAAATCACTAACAAGGAGTATCAGACGGCTCTGAATGCCATGGCTCGGTCCGATAAGCAGTTCTACGAGAATCAAGCCAAACAGCTTAATGACTACCTTGCCGGAGTGAGATCCAACATTCTGGCTGTAGCTTCCGGAGGCACAGTCGACATGCAGATTGCCCAGGTTACTCAGAAGTACCAGGATGCCATGAAGGAGCTGGCCAATATTCAACCTCCCCAGTTCATAAGAGGTATGAGCGAGGAGGAATACCAGAAGGAGTATGCAGCTTATGAGCAGTTCTTGGTCAACCGAGCCGAGCTCGAGAAACAGATTCAGCAAAACCTCCAGGATGAAATTAAAAAGATCCGGGAGGACGCTACCAAACAGCAACTCGACAGATTCAACCAGGTTCTCAGTGAACAGTATGCCGAGGACCTCTCCAAAGCAGCTGACAATGAAAGGAAGAAACTGGAACTGGAGAATGAGATGCTCCAGAAGCAAATCGAAGCCAGGAAAGCTGCCGGGGAGAAAACCTATGAGCAGGAGGCCCAGCTCCGAGCTAACAATCTTCGTCTCCAGCAAATGGACCTCAACAAGGAACTCGCTCAAGCCGAGTTGAATCACAAGTCCAAGTATGAGATCCGGAAAAGGTATCTGGAGGCTGAGTTGGCAGCAGCTCAAGGCAATGAGGATGCCATTGCTCAGATCCAACTCGAGATGGCCGAGAACGAGGAGTCTCTATGGGAGGAGCGAATCGAGAAACTCCAGGAGTATGCCGAAATAGCATCCGGCTTTGCTAATGCTTTCAATGACTTGGCCAGTGCTCTCGGGGAGCGCCGGGCTCAGGAGGTAGAAGAACAATACAGCCGGGAGGAGCAGGCATTGGCAAACATGTACGCTAATGGCCAAATCACAGAGGCCCAGTATAACGAGAAGAAAATCAAGATGGAGAAGCAGAAGGAGAAAGAACTTGCCAAAATCGAACGGGAGCAAGCTATCCGGGAGAGAGCAATGGGCTCCTTCGAGATTGGCATTAATACTGCCATCTCCATCATGGCATCGGCTAAAATGGGATTCCCTTTGGCTATCCCGTTCATTGCAGCAGCTGCGGCTTTGGGAGCAGTCCAGATGGCAGCTCTTTGGGCAGCTCCTCTGCCGAAAGCCGCAAGAGGTAAATATATTGAGGGACCCAGCCATGCTGCTGGAGGAGTGCACATTGAGGCGGAGGGAGGCGAGACCATCATTAACAAGAAGTCGAGCCGAATGTTCCTTCCTCTCCTGTCTGCCATAAACGAACTCGGTGGCGGAGTACCGTTCACTAAAGTTGGGTCGGACGGAGGATATGCTCTCAGGTCATTTGCTGAGACGCCGGAACCCATGAATCGGCTTGACATGGAGAGGGCAATTCAGAAAGCATTTGGACAGGTGAGAGTGATTGCTACAATCGAAGACATCCGGAGAGAAGACGCTAACTACGTGCAGATTCAGGACCGGGCTAATTTTTAAATAGTCCAGCACAAATAGTATTTCAATATCTATTAGGAATAATTATATTTGTATCGAAATAATTTGGCACATGATATTTATCAACTTAAAAGGCGCAATTGACTCCGAAGAGAATCGGGTCATGATGGAGCTTTGGGGTGGGACCTCAGAGATCTGCTCCGTGGAGACCTTCCGCCGGGTACTTGATGAACACCCCGACGAACAGGAGGTGTGCATCAACATTGACTGTGACGGGGGCTCGGTTGAGGAGGGCTTCAAGATTTACGACCTTCTTCGCATGAGCGGGAGGACTATATACACAAATATTGTCGGGGGATGCCACTCGATGGCAGTGTGCATCCTGTTGGCAGCTCCGGCAGAGAACCGGTCGGCAAACAGGAATTGCCGGGCACTCATCCACCGGGTATACATGCCTGTCGGGGATTGGCTCACTTCCGACGATGCTCGCAGCATTGCCGAGGAGCTTGCTCTGGAGGAGGAGGCTATTCTTGACGTGTATGTCGAGAGAACAGGTCAGGACCGGGAACGGCTCCGCAATGTCATGCATGAGGAACGCATCCATGATGCCAAATCACTTCTTGACTTGGGATTCATTTCCAAAATCAATTCATACAACACAAACCAAATTTTTAATGCTATGGCAAAAAACGAAAAAAGCGCTTATGAAAAATTCATGAGCAAGGTCAAGGCATTCCGGAATGGCAAGAAAGGCGCTCCCGCCAACTTCGACTATCTGGATGCTGAGGGTCAGGTCGTTCTCCAGACCGTAGGTGAAGAGGACAATCTGGCAGAAGGTGTAGAGGCAACTCTCGCCAACGGCGAGACGTCGGGCACTGTCGTTCTGGAAGACGGTCGGGTGGTTACTGTCGAGGACAACATCGTCACCAGCATCGAGATGGAGAACACCGAGTCTCTTGAGGACCGCGTTGCAGAACTGGAGGCGATGCTCGACGAGGCAACGAACCTCATCGAGGAGCAGGAGAACGAACTCCGCAACCTCCGTGGTAGCAACTACCGCCCGAAGAACCGCAAGACGGTTCTGCCCGGAGGCAAGAAGCCCGAACCCTCGGCAGCTGAACTCAAGAACGAAGCTCGTGAGAAGCTCCAGAAGGTCAACGCTGCCAAAAAGATCCTCAAGTAGTCAAACTCAAAAACTTTAAGAACTATGACAGGTAAAAACGGCGGATTCCTCGACATGGAAAAGTTCACTTTTTGTGGACGTGTCATTCAGGCAATCTCGGAGATGATTATGGAGGACACCATTCAGGGTCCTGACATCAACTCCATTCACACAGTCTTCCCCGACATCACCACTAACACAGAGGTGGGTTACATCGGTGAGGGTGGCATGGTCGGCGTGGTCAACACCGGGTGTAACCCGACTCCTCAATCTTGGCAAGCCAACACTCGCAAGCTGAAGTGGGAACCTGGCACCTGGGAGATCCTCCTGGCCCAGTGTTACACTGACCTCCAACAGTCGGCAACTATTTACTCTCTCCGCACCGGCGTCGATATTCCGGATTTCACGGACACCGACTACATGAACATCGTCATCGAAGTTCTGGAGCGCTCCATTATGGACTTCTGGTACCGCCTGTTCTGGTTCAACGACAAAAAAGCCAAGAACGTTACCGAAAGCGGTATCATTACGGATGGGCTCGACCTGAAATTCTTCACCATCATCGACGGTTTCTGGAAACAGATTGCCGCACAGGTTACAGCCAATCCGTCCCAGCGCGGAGCAACAATTACGGAAAATGTCGGGGAATCTTACGCAGCTCAGAAGCTTACTCCGGACAAGGCCAAGGAGTACATCCAGTCGGTCGTGTTCAGTGCCCCGCTTCTGCTCCGTCAGCAGTCTGACAAATTCATTCTCGTTACCCAGTCGGTCTACGATGCTTATCAGCAGTCTCTTATGGACGCTTGCTGCCTCGAGTCGGCTCGCTTGGCTCTGCTGAATGGCATGGAGGCTCTCAGCTTCAATGGCATCCCGGTCATCGCAATGCCCATCTGGGACAAGATCATCGCTACGTCGGAAGACACTGGCAAGAAGCTCAACAGCCCCCATCGAATCCTCTTCACCTCGAAGAGCGTCCTCGGCGTAGGTGTTGACGCAATCGACAGCTTCGAAAAGATGCGGATCTGGTACGAGTACAAGGACCGCATGGTCTACGTAGAACTGATGGGTCGGGCGGATGCCAAGCTCACTAACCCGGATCTGTTCTCGGTAGGTATCTAATCCTCAAAAATCTAAGAAAATGGCAGGACTTGATTGTTCTAAAATCAAAACAGGATTCATCAACCAGGTGTGTGGTAAGCCGGCAATCGCCGGCACCACCGCCAGGGTGATTCTCCTCAGCTACTCGGACGTCGACAAATCGAAGTCTGTTGTAACTGACAACGTTATCTCTTCGCTCATCCTCAAGGCCGGTGCCACTGGTTACGAAGTCGACTCGCTGCCCAACGCAACAGTTGGCTCGGACACCATCAATGCTGGCACGTATCTCAAGACCCACCAGCACAACGTGGTCGTCCGAATCTTCAAGAAGTCGGAAGCAGCCAAGAAGTTCGTAAACGGCCTGACCAATGCCCGCGTCATCGCTATCGTCGAGAACAACGACACCGGAGACAACGGGGACACCAAGTACGAGGTGTATGGCTGGGACTCGGGACTGGAGCTCACTGAAATCACGGTTACGACCGAGATGACCGACGGCGTCGCATATCAGGTAACTCTGGCCAACGGCACCATCGCTCAGGAAGGTTCGCTCCCGATGAGCCTCTTCAACACGGACGAGAAGACCACCGACCTCATGGTAGGCGGGCTTCTGGCTGGCGGAACGAAGTGTACTGTACCGGCTATTCTCCGATTCTGTCCGAGTGGAGGTCAGGCTAAAATTGGTAACGACGTGCCACTCACTCTGCAGAGGTCCTCGTGTACCAACCTTTCCGGAACGGTTACCATGCCTCCTGCGCCAACTTCCACCAAGCCGGCGAAGGCATTCCCCGGGTGCGGTCTTCCTTCAAATTACGTATTCCTGAACGCCGCTGGCCAAGCAGTTGCAAATCCTCCCGCTCTTCAATACACGAAGGGCTCGGCTGGAACTGCAACAACTTGGGGAGCAAGTATCGCTGACACAGACATCCGTAAGGACTATGTCAACGGGGAATACGTAATCATTCTCACCACATACGCCGGAGTACATAAACAGTAACGGCTATGGCTGACATGCTCGAAAGACTGAGAGCTTACCAATCCAAGTATGGGTCCCTGAGAGGCGAAGCCTATCGGGCCCATACATTGGAATTGGAAAAGAACCCCGCTCTCCATCGAGAAGTAGATGAACTTTCTCGGTACTTTTTGAATAAGTCAGTTTCCCGATGCGGCTTCTGCCTGATCGAAGCCGACTTAGCATTAAGACGAATAACAGAACAACAAATGAAAAACGTAGCACACCCCGATTACGAACTCCGAGCAGGTACTCTGCTCCACGACCCAATCAACAAAGAGTTCAGCAAGATCCTCACTCCGAGAAACATCACGGAGGAGCTTTGCTTGTACCACATCGCATTCAACAAGGATGCTCTTTCGTACTTCACCCGGGTCCCCGAAGATCTGAACGACCGGCTGGAGAAGTTCATGGCACGTTACGGCAAGGAAATGCCGGACAAGGACGTGGAAATCAAGAAGCGTCAGGCTCAGGTTCTGAGCAAGCAGATCGATTCCGTCAAAGCCGAACTCGAAGAGCTGAACAAGAAACAAATCGAGCTGAACGCCAAGCTCGATGAGTACTCCAAAGCCATGGAGGCAATCCATGCCATTCTCGACTCGGCATCCGCCGAGGAGAAGCCCGAGGAGAAGCCCGAGGAGAAGCCCGAGGAGAAGACCGAGGAGAAGACCGAGGAGAAGACCGAGGAGAAGACCGAGGAGAAGACCGAGGAGAAGCACGCCGACATCGACACCGAGGTGAAGGAGTTCATCGACGCCGGGATGGATCTGGAAGCCATCAAAGAAGCCTATGCAGACTCGCAAATGTCTGCCGGGGAGATCGAAGAGGCTTACAACCGGATAGTCAATCCCGTTTCAGAGGCTCCCAAGAAGGGAGCCAAAAAAGGAGGGTCCAAATAGGACTGGTAATAGGACGGGGTCGCTTCCCGTCCCTCCTACTATTAAAATTACGCCAGCATGAAAGTTGCACAGATCAAATCAGCTCCTCAGTTCGAATCCCGGGACTGGAGACAATATGGCATCCAAACATACGGGGATACCAACGACTTTCCCCAGACAGTCAGCGAGATTGTTCAGGCTTCAAAGACCGGCAATGCCTGCTTGAGCATATACAATGACTTCGTATACGGTCACGGGTTCAAAGATCCGGGTATCTACAAATTGCGGGTCAACAAAGAAGGGGAGAAGCTCGACAAGATCCTCCGCATGGTCTGCAAAGACTTTACGTTATGGCATGGGTTCGCCATCCATGTTAACTACAATATGAACTTCCGCGTCAGCTCTATCCACCACATTCCGTTCGAGTCACTCCGACTTGCTAAGGCAGACGACGATGGATTCATTGGCCGGACGGCATATCACCCCGACTGGGGTCACCGAGACAAGACGAGGTCCCGGTGGTCCCCGTCCGACATTGAGTGGTTTCACCTCTTCAACCCGGATCCGGAGGTTATCCTGAACCAGGTAGAAGAAGCTGGCGGATGGGACAACTATAATGGCCAGATCCTCTACTTTTCGGGGGACTCCGAAGGCAGTCCCTCTTATCCGGTCCCCATCTTCATCGCTGAGATGACAGACATGAGAACTGAGGAAGCACTTGCCAACGTAGCCGGCCGAAACGCATGCTCCAACTTCTTGTCAGCTGGAATCTTGGTAGACATCAAGGACGAGACTCAAGACCAGTCCCAAGTCAATGAGACGCAGAAAGAGCTCAACAAATTTCAGGGAGACGAGAACACCTCTCAACTGTGGTACATTCAGTGTAAGTCCAAAGACGAGGTGCCCCAGTTCATAAGATTCTCGGGGGAGAACTACGACAAAGCATTCGAAGTAACGCAGAGAGTCATCCCGGAGAACATTGGCCAATCCTTCAAGCAACCCCCCATTCTCCGAGCTGTTGACGTGGGGGCTAACTTTGGGGCTGATCTCATGACCAATGCCTACAAGTACTACAACTCTGTTACAGTACGGGAGCGTCAGCAGCTGGAGGAGACTTTCGTATCGATTTTTGAGTACTGGTGGGCTCCTTTGGAAAATCCCGACTTCGCTATTCAGTCTCTTACCTATAATGCCGGTGAGTCCATAGCAGACAGAGTCGGAAAGGAGAACATGACACAGATCCTGGAGATCATCCGGGACCAGGCTCTCTCTACTATCCAGAAGAGGAATATGCTCAAGCTCATTTACGGTCTTTACGATGAGGAGATTATAAAACTCATGCCCGATGATACTCAACTCTAACGACCTTCGGAATGTTCGGCCGATAGCCGAGAACATCAACGATCCGGCCAGACTGGAGCCATACATCCGGGAGGCTGAGACCCTCAGATTGGTGGATGCCATAGGAGCCAACCTCTACAGATGGCTCGACGAGACAGACTTTTCTGGCCCCGGACCTTTCCAATACGGGGACGTAACCATTACAAAAGATCAGTACACCGCCGCCATGGAAGGCGGGTATTATGATGGTGGCTGTTCCGGGGATGGTCGAAGCGAAGGACTCAAGATCGCCATTGCATACATTGCGTATTCCCGATTCATCGTCAACAATCCAATCAATCCCACTGCCTTCGGGGTGAGGTACAAAGATGGCGAATTCAGCACTCGAGTAGAAGACAACATCATCATCCGTAGCTCGAACGAAGCACGGAACATCGGGGAAGCCTACCTCGAGAAGGCTATAAATCACCTTAAAGCTCTGCGGTTACTGACTCCATGTACTGAATACAAGGAGTCCCCGTCTCGTAAAATGATTATAGGACGTAATAAATTATAAGTTTAACAGATATGGAGGAGGAAGTCATGAGAGCGGGAAAATGGATATGCGGGAGCATTGTAGGGTTTTGGGGGCTTTTAGCTCCGATCCAGGTCCTTATCCTCTGTGTCTGTATTGCCATTATCGTCGACTTCATAACTGGAAATATTGCTGACTACAAGCGCCACAAACGAGCCCATCAAAAATATGTGTTCAAAAGCGAGAAAATGTGGAACACGTGTTGGAAGTTGGGGCTCAGCATTATCGGTATTGGCATGGCCTATATGCTTGACGTGCATGTCCTCCCGAACTTGGGGGGTCTCAACCTTGCCAACTTCTTCGCTGCCTTCATCGTCGGAACCGAGTTCTGGAGCTTTCTTGAAAACTCCGCAATCATTTCGGATCACCCCATATTCCGGGCTCTCCGGTCATACATGGAGAGATCGGTCAGCAGGAAAACTCAAATAGATTTTGAATGCCATGAAGACAAGTAAGTATTTTAAGCCCGAAGAATTCGAGCGATGCAATCCGTCTTGCTCCATCGAAGACATGGACCAGGACTTCCTCGATCTACTGGATGACCTCCGCGAAAAGGCAGGCATCCCCCTCGTCCTCAATTGCGCTTATCGTTCCAAAGAACACGATAAGGCCAAAGGACGGTCAGGTAACAGTGCTCACACCGAAGGTTTGGCAGTGGACATCCGGTGTGCCTCGGGCCCCAATCGGATGAAGATCCTCCAGGCAGCCATTGCATTGCGGATCCGGAGGATAGGCATCGACGGGAATTTTATCCACGTAGATGCTTCTAAAACCCTCCCGCAGGACACGGTATGGACTTACTAAAGAGAGTACTCTGCACAATAGTTCTTGTAGGTATAGGCTTTATAATCGGGCGTAAAACAGTCGAGAAAAAGACCGTTATAAAGTACGTCGATTTACCCCCAATTCAGGGGGAGGTCAAAGTCCCGGATTTGGTTCCAAAATGGGAGGGTTTTAGGAATCCAATCAAATTGATATATATCTATAAGGGCCAGGAGGAAAAGGTTCCCCAAACACCCCCAGAAATCACAAATGGAGGGGGTTTTGGGGAGGACCAAAAGGAGGTGGATACTCTGGAGAGCGTAAAAAGGACAATATTGGACTGGAATACGACCAGGAAATACGCTGGAACATTCTTCAAAGATCCCAAAATTGGCCAATTTGACTGGGAGGCTACAGTCCAATACAACACTCTCCAGCATCTTACGTACAAGTATATCCCCGTCCGAGAACAGATCAAAGAAACGAGGTCCCAGAAATGGTCCCCCTTTCTGAGAGCTTCGGCTAACTCATTCGGGCAGGTTGGGGCTGGGGGAGGCATATATTACAGGAATTTCGGAGTAGATATATCCTATATGCGGGACTTCGAGCTGACCCGATCGGGGTATGAGGTCGGCTTTAGCTGGAAATTTTAGGAAACTACTCCGTCCCGGGCTTAGGGAAGTCCGGGTTTTTTGTGTCCACAAGCCGGGGATATTGGCCCCCGTGGCAGGGACCAGCAGTAAACAATGAGAAACAATAATAAACAATCATTGTTTCTCGATAATCGATTGAATATCAATGATTTAGGCCCTTGTAAACAATGTAAACAATAATTTAGGAGGAAAACCTGAATAGGGAATATGTGTTCTAATATTGGATAATAGTGTTCTTAAAGAGGATAAGACCCCCATAAAAAGGTTATATAGGAATTATTGTTTACATTGTTTCTCCGGGGGTGATTTTAGGGCCTAACCCATTGGGTATCAATCACTTAGGTGAGAAACAATGAAAAATTTATTGTTTCTCTGCTATTTTTCCAGCATTTTATCGTAGTATTTGTAGCAGAAGTATTATATTTGTGATACAAACAAAAACAAACTACAATATGAAAACCATCACCTACACCAACAATCAGGGACTCGAACTCAAGATCAACAAATTCACCTCCGGGCAGTTCAAATGGGCATTCAGCCTTACCTTCAACAACGGAGTCCATACCTTCTGCTACACCATGACGGAACTCAGGACCATCCTACTGAAAAACGGGATGACCCGGAAATGGGCAGCCAATGTAAAAGACCGATTTGACCCCCTCACAGAGGAAAACGTACTCATCAGCCGATACAGAACCCCCGGCGGATCTGAGATGGAAGTTTTCAATACGAGCAGAGGCCCATACGTAAACATGGTAAAAACAGGACTGGGGATGGGCTACATGAAACCCCAGCTTCTGGAGCATAAACTCAACCACTACGGGTTCAAACAGTTTTAATTCCCGGGACCCCAAAATAGGGGTCCCAACTTTTTTCTCATTTTTCAATCAAAAAATTTTTTACTTCAAAAAACTTTTCTTATATTTGTGATACAAACAAAAGGATAAGACAATGACAACTACAAATTACATTAACAGCAACGGTTTAGGACTTAAGGTTACCCAGCTTCCTTCGGGTACTTTCGACCTCTATTTCAGCAACGGGTTCATCTCCACCTGCTACACAGAAGAGGAGCTCCAGGACCTCATCCAACGAAAAGGCTTTCAGAAATGTTGACCACATACATGAATCCTCAGCTAACCAGATTGGACGTAGTAACTACGGAGGACGGGTATCTGTTAACCCTCAATCAGGTAATGGAATTAAAAAAGCAGAAAATAGAACACGTAGAAGCATTAAGGAACATAAATTCAAGCCAACTATTATGGAGAAAATCGAATGGAGCACTCCGGCACGGCCGGCAATCAGAGAAGACTATTTCTCAAGTCTCATAGGTCCCGAGGTTGAACCGGACAAAGAGGCGGAGCTTATAAACAAAATGCAGGAGCGAGTTAACAGTCTTGACGATGAAACAGTCAGTCATATTTCTTTTGTCCTGTTGGAGATGGTCAAGGTAGTAAACGAAGCCACCGGAATGAGACAACTACTGACCAAACGAGAGGCTCTTCTCGTCTGCATGGGATTCAAAACTGGCGAAGCATACGTCTGCGGTAAGTATGGAATTAACGAATAGTAAAACATGGAAGCAAAATTCAACTGGGACCTCCCGGCAGATCCGGACCCCAAATCGGACAACTATTACAACGGAATCGTATCCAAGGAACTGAAAGACCCCAGCAATGTAGGAGAGACCCTCCTCGGGGTTATTCACAGAGAATCAGTTATCAATCAGTCGGATTTTGTAAATGAAGGGATTCAGTCTATTCTTGACCGGATGGGTATTAAAACCGACAAGCCTCTCACAAGAAAGGAGAAACTCCTGGCATTCATCGGGTTTAAAGCTGGCTCAATGTGGGAGAGGTTGATAAAATATCAAAGCCAGGCAGAGCCAACAGCTTCGGCTAACCCCATTGAGACTGTTTTGATGGGAATCCTCAAAACAAACGGAAAAAAATGCTGATTTTATCGTAGTATTTACCGCAGAAGTATTATATTTGTAGTGTAAACAAAAAAACCTACATAACTATGAGAGCAGTAAAATCAGTACTTATCGTCACTCGAATGGGATGCGTGGAGGGAGTCTTCACTTCCTTCAGAGCTTTGGCTAACTCCCAAGGAGCCACTCGAATCAATATTGAAGGCGAGTATGAGTCTTATACTGAGTCTGAACTGAAAGACATTGCAGCTAACGGTCAGACATTTACCTACTTCGGCGAGAAATGCAGAATATCAGCAAGAACCTTAAACAAATAACTATGAAAAAGATCGAAAAATATGTAGTATTCAAGTATGAGGACGAGTTCGGATTCCACTACATGAAAATGGACAAGCTTCCCGGGGAGGGGCCTACATACATGGAGCCCATCTCGTTCGAGAAGAAGATCAACCCCAACTGTACTCCGGGAGCCATCACTCAACAGCCGTTTTCGGAGGACGGAAAATCCGCCTATGTGCTCAGCTCAAAATTTGTCCCCGTGTCTGGTTGGTGGAACGACAAAGCCGAAGTTCGGGAATGGCAGGAAAGGACCCGGGTCTATAAGGCTCTCAAGGAGTTAAAGAGGAAAGGAGAGGACCTCAAGCTTGAGAAAGCCATTGAGCCTCTACGAGAAGTATATGCCCGGGTCAACCCCAGCAGGAGGAGCATATTTATTGCTCAGGTGGTCTACCTCCTCACCAAGTAAACATTTCTCATTAAAAAGATTGAAAAAATTTCAATATCGGGGGAAAATTGATTATATTTGGGATAAACAATATTGACAACACAATGACTATCAATCTCAGAGAATTAATTGAACAGAGGGGGCTCAGGCTTCAAGAAGTGGCAGAAATCCTGTTCCCCGATAACCGGTTCCCCCGAGCAGCTCTCAACCGGGTTCTCAACGGAAAAACCTTGTTGAATTCGGAGCAAGTCTCCCGTTTAGCAGCTTGGCTCCGTGTATCTGTCGACGATCTCTACAGAGGAGCATGGAACTCCGAGTTTAAAGGAGAGACATGTATTCTGACAAACGGGAACTACAGAGCCGAGTTATCGGTCAAAACGGGAGAGACGAAGGTGTTCCACCTCGGGTCCCTGTTTCATGAAACTGTTCTCCATGACCCGGCTATACCTCTCAGCAAGTACATTGAACTTCTGAACACCATAATCAAAAATCATCAAGCCAATGAAAGTAGAAATTAAGTTCGAGGCAAACCTCGAAGAAACTCAGGATCTCGAAATGGTCCGCAAGATTTGTCAGGTTATCGGAGCAAATCCCGTGACAGTTAAGACGACTGACGTCAAGAAATCAGTCCCTGCACAGGACGTGAAGAAGCCAGCTCCGGCTCCGGCTCCGGTCCCCAAAAAGACTGAGGAGCCCGAACCCATGCCGATGGATGCGAACTCCTCTTTGGGTTCTGACCCCGCTGTCTCCATTCAGGACATCCGGACTCTCCTGGCAAGTAAGGTGGACAATCACCGCGAAGCTATCCGGGCAAAGCTCACTGAACTGGGAGCGAGGAATGTGACGGGACTGGATGCCCGAAACTACGACGCGTTCTACGAATTCCTCAAAAACCTTGCGTAATGGGAACCCCGAATCACTCATCTCGTAAGCACGCCATGCTTTCGGCATCAAAGGCAGACCGGTGGATCAACTGCACCCCCAGTGCCAGACTGGAGGAAAAAGTTGAGGAAACCGGTAAGCCTTCCAAGTATGCCGAAGAGGGCACTCTGGCTCACGAGATGGCAGAATGTTACCTCCGAGCGAGGTTCCTCATAACGCCTGTTGACGTTACGTCTGCTGAACTCCGGAAGCTGAAGAAGAGTGACCTCTACACTGAGGCCATGGATGAGCCCGTAATGGCTTATTGCCAGTACGTAACGGATCAGTATACGGAAGCTCTGCGGAAAACCAAAGACGCTCTCGTTCTTCTGGAGGAGAGACTGGACTTTTCGGCTTGGGTCGAACAAGGGTTCGGCACTGGAGACGCTTGCATTATCGCTGACGGGGTCATGGAGATCATAGACCTCAAGTTTGGCACTGGCGTGCCGGTTTTCGCTGAGAACAATGCTCAGCTGATGCTGTATGCTCTTGGGGCATTGTCCAAATTTGAAATGGTCTACGACATCAACATGGTGAAGTTGACTATAGTCCAGCCCCGCCAGGAGCGAATCTCGTCATGGGAGATTACCCCCGAAGATCTTTACAAATGGGGTGAGGAGGTAGTGAAACCCAAAGCAGCTCTCGCTTACTCCGGGGAGGGGGAACTCCAAGTCGGGCACTGGTGCAGGTGGTGTAAAGTCAAAGCTCTGTGTCGCAAGATGGCAGACCACAATCTGGACTTGGCCAAACACGAGTTCAAAGAGCCCGAACTCCTGACCACTGAGGAGCTCGCTCAGATTTTCGAGCAAGCCCCCATGCTCCAAGAATGGGTAAATGCTGTATCTGAGCACCTGCTCTCCAAAGCCATATCGGGCGAGAAGATCCCTGGGTATAAGGTAGTCGAAGGAAGGTCAATACGGAAATGGACTGATGAGAATGCAGTTCAGGAAGTTCTTACCGCATGCGACTACACCCCGGATCAGTTCCAAGTTGTCAAACTGGCCGGAATCCCGGCAATCGAGAAGCTCCTCAAAAAGGACTTCGATTCACTGGTTGGGGACCTCGTCATCAAGGCTCCAGGCAAACCCACTCTGGTCCCCGAGTCTGACAAGCGTCCGGCAATGGGAATTGAACAAGCAAAACTCGATTTTTCTAATAACTAAACTTCACAACTATGAGTGCAACAACCAAAGTAGTAACCGGCAAAGTTCGGTTCAGTTACGCCAACGTATGGGAACCCCGGGCAATGGAGGGTTCCGACCGAGCAAAATACTCGGTGTCCATCCTCATCCCGAAGACTGACTCGGCAACTCTGTCTCGGGTCAAGGAGGCCATCGACACGGCTCTCAAAGAAGGCATCGCCAAATTGGGCGGCAAGATTCCCCCGACGTGGAAGAACCCCCTCCGTGACGGGGACACCGAAAGACCGGACAATCCGGAGTATGCTGGGCACATGTTCGTCAATGCCAACTCGGACAACCGTCCTGGCATCGTGGACGTCAACCTCAACCCCATCATCGAAAAAGAGGACTTCTACTCCGGGTGCTATGGCCGGGCGTCGATCAACTTCTACGCCTTCAACACCAATGGCAACAAAGGCGTTGCTTGCGGGCTGAACAACCTCCAGAAGTTGGCTGACGGAGAACGTCTCTCCGGGGGATCTTCGGCAGAAGAGGACTTCGGCCAGAACCCGTGGGACGACGACCTTATGTAGGTTGGTATGCTGGGTCTTATTTGGGATTAGGGGTTCGAATCCCCGCCCAGCAACAAATTTAACAATAATTAACATGCCGAGACGCTTATATTTCGATACAGAAACATATAGCCCGGAGGACATTAAGTCCACGGGCGCCTATAAATACATAGAATCGGGGGGCTTTCAGCTCCTTATAGTATCTTTCGCCTTTGACACCTCTCCCGTTCAGGTGATTGATCTGGCCAAAGGAGAGGAGCTCCCCGACTATTTCATCTCCGCTTTAACTGATCCGGGGATTGAGAAATGGGCTCATAACGCTGTATTTGAGAGACTCGTATTTAAGCGTATAGGACTACCTATCCCGATCGATCAATTGTATTGCTCAATGACCAAAGCAGCCTATTGCGGACTGCCTTTGGCTCTGGATGAACTCTCCAAGGCGTTGGTCCTCGGGGAGCACGGGAAGAAATCAACAGGTAAAGCTTTAATCCGGTTTTTCTGCTCCCCGTGCAAGCCAACTAAGTCCAACGGTATGAGGACCCGGAACATGCCGGACGACGACCCGGACAAGTGGAACGAGTTCAAGACGTATGCCGAATATGACGTGATTGCCGAACGCGACATCGTGGAACAGCTGGACCAATTCCCATTCCCGGAGTTCGAACGTCGGAACTACCTCGTAGACCAAAGCATCAATGACCGGGGAATTCTGATAGATCTCGATATGGCCGGGAACGCCATCTCTTTCGATGAGGTATACACGGAGGAGATGACCGACCGGATGAAGGAACTGACGGGCTTGGATAACCCGAACAGCTTGGCCCAGTTGAAGACGTGGCTCAAAACCAACTTCGGGCTCGAGTTCCCAGCACTTGGCAAACCTGAGATTCTAGAATATTTTAAAAATACCCCGGATGCTCCCGACTTGGTCAAGGAGGTTCTCGCTGGTCGGCTTGCACTGTCCAAGACTTCAACTAAGAAGTACATTGCAATGCTCAACTGCGCTGCCAAAGACCGGAGAGCCCATGGACTATTCCAGTTTTACGGAGCCAACAGAACAGGACGTTGGTCGAGCCGAATGATTCAGCTCCAGAACCTCCCCCAGAATCACATGAAGGACTTGGACCTCGCCAGAAGCATAGTAGAGAAAGGAGACTACGACCTTGCCGAAATGTGTTACGACAATATCCCGAATGTTTTGTCCGAGCTCATCCGGACAGCCTTCATAGCCCCGGAGGGAAAAATGTTTGCAGTAGCCGACTTTAGTGCTATTGAGGCCCGAGTCCTGTCTTGGTTAGTCCAGGAGAAATGGCGACTCGACGTCTTCAACACCCATGGCAAGATCTACGAGGCATCAGCATCACTCATGTTCGGGGTCCCCATTGAGCAGGTTACGAAAGGATCGGACCTCAGACAGCGGGGCAAGACGGCAGAATTGGCACTCGGATATGAGGGGTCGGTCAATGCAATGGAGAAGATGGACAAAGAGAAGAAGCTGTCCAAAAAAGAAATGTATTCCATCGTAGCTCTTTGGCGTCGAGCCAATCCTAAAATCGTTGAGTTTTGGGCTGAGGTGAACGAAAAGGCCATTGAGTGCGTCCAGACCAGAAAGACTAAAAAGGTAAGTTGCCTCGTATTTGAACATGACGGGACCAATTTGACGATAGCTCTCCCGGCTGGGAGAAAACTATACTACAGAAATCCCCGTGTGAGACCCAACAGGTTCGGGCAGATTGGCATTGTCTACGACGGCATGGTCCAGTCAGTAGGATGGACCGAGGTAGAGACATACGGGGGCAAACTGGTGGAGAACATAGTCCAGGCAATCTCCCGGGATCTTCTCGCCGAAGCAATGTACAGACTAAGCATTATGAAAGACTTCGAAATAGTAATGCACGTCCATGATGAAGCCATTGCAGAGGTAGACGAAGACCGAGCCGGGGATTGTCTGGAAACTATGTGTAGAGTTATGGGAGAGGATCTTCCTTGGCTGAACTGCTTGCCAATGGGATTACCTCTCAAAGCAGACGGATACGTTACTAAATTTTATAAGAAAGACTAATGACATACGACGGGGAACTTGATATTGCAATCGGACTGAGCGCAAGATCAAAAGTATGGAGCAACAAGAAACTGAAATGGTCTGAATTGGTCAGTCGACTCGGGGAGGAGAACAAGACCACTGAAACATTTAAGGAGTTTGTTTCTGCAAGCAAGGAAGACCAGCTCAAAATAAAGGACGTAGGCGGATACGTTGGAGGTTACCTGAGGGGAGGCAAAAGAAGCCCGGCCAATGTGGTCCACAGACAGTTGATGACCCTCGACTTGGACTTTGCCCACAAAGACCTCTGGGATGACTTTACTCTCCAGTTTGACAATGCAGCTGTTCTGCATGGGACTCACAAACACTCGGATGCGTCTCCCCGGTACAGACTAATAATGCCACTGAGCAGAGAGGTCACGGCTGATGAGTATGTGGCCATAAGCCGAAAAATTGCCGGGATAGTCGGCATAGACCTTTTCGACAATTCAACTTTCGAGACCAATCGACTCATGTTCTGGCCTTCTACGCCGAAGGACATGGACTACTACTTTAAGGTTCAGGACGGTCCATGGATTGATGCTGACGAGATCCTCAACTCCTATGCCGATTGGAAGGACTCATCACTTTGGCCCACAGCTTCGTCCCGTTTCGAAGCTGTAGACAGAGCCGTTAAGAAGCAGGAGGACCCAACCATAAAGAGGGGGCTCATAGGAGCGTTCTGTAGGACGTACTCCATACCCGAAGCAATAGAGACTTTTCTCTCTGACACCTATGTCCCATCAGCATTGGAGGGCCGATACACTTACACAAAAGGAAGTGCTTCGGCTGGTCTTATCGTGTATGAGGACAAGTTCGCTTATTCCCATCATGGAACTGACCCGTGTGGGGGTAAACTTTGCAATGCGTTTGACTTGGTCCGCATACACAAATTCGGCCACCTTGACGACAAGGTCAAGGATCCCTCGTCGAAGTTGCCAAGTGTGTCAGCAATGGAGGAGTTCGTACGCAATGACCCAGACACTAAGACAACCATTGCCAACGACCACATCAACAGTGCCAAGTACGAGTTTGCCGATCCAGAGCATGATCGGACTCAGGAAGAAGTCGTCGAAAAGGAGGTTGACCCGGAGGCTGAGAGCGTCGAGTGGATGAAGGAGCTGGAGGTTGATACTCGGGGAGCGTACCTCTCGTCGGATGCCAACCTCAATCTCATATTTGCAAACGACCCGCGATTCAAAAGACTGTTCAGACAGAATGACTTTGACGGTAAGAGGTACGTTTTTGGGAATCTCCCATGGCGTCGGGTTGTTAAGCCGGAGCCTGTCAAGAACGTAGACTATTCCGGGGTCAGGAACTATTTGGGTTGCGTATATGGCATAACGTCCTCGCTAAAGATCGACGATGCCATGGCTCTGGAATTTGAACGCAACCACTTCCACCCGATTCTGGACTACCTCAATGACCTCAAATGGGACGGGATCCAACGGGTAGACAAACTCCTGATTGACTACATGGGGGCTGACGACAACATCTACTCTCGCGAAGCCATCCGCAAGATGCTGGTTGGAGCAGTTGCCCGAGTTATGAATCCGGGGGTCAAATTCGACCTTGTGCTTATGCTCGTAGGACCTCAAGGATCCGGCAAAAGTACGTTCATCAAAAAATTGGGAAAATCCTGGTTTAGCGACACATTCCTGACAGTCCAAGGAAAGGAGGCTCTCGAGCAGATCCAGGGGGCATGGCTTATTGAAATAGCTGAGCTCTCCGGTCTCCGCAAAGCGGAGGTTGAGTCAGTGAAGCATTTCATATCTAAGTCAGAAGACTCATTCCGACCAGCGTATGCCAGAACTTCTGAGATATATCCCCGGCAATGCGTCTTTTTCGGCACCACCAACGACAGCGAATTCCTGAGAGACCCCACTGGCAACAGACGCTTCATGCCAGTGGACGTGGTCCCCAACAATGCCAAAAAAGACGTATTCATGGAACTGGACGACGAGATAGACCAGATATGGGCTGAGGCAGTTGTACTGTACCGGTCCAAGGAGAAACTCTATTTGAGCCACGAAGCCGAGAAAATAGCCAAAAGTGAGCAAAGCTCGCACAGCGAGTCGGATGAACGGAAAGGCATCATTGAGGCGTACTTGGAACGTCAACTCCCGGACAACTGGGACTCAATGGACCTCTACCAGAGAAGAGACTTCCTGGTCGATGAGTTAAACCCCAAAGGGACCATCCCCCGAGACTACGTGTGTGTTGCTGAGATATGGTGCGAATGTCTTGGGCGGAACAGGGAGGACATGGACCGGTATAAGACCCGAGAAATCAATGACTTGTTGAAGAGCATGCCCGAATGGGAACCGTGCAAGTCTACTAAAAATTTCCCCATTTATGGAAAGCAAAAATATTACGTGCGAAAACTCGATTGAGAAACGGCTCGTCACTGAGGTGGAGAGAGTTGGTGGCTGGTGTTTGAAACTCCCCGCAATTCACAATGCTGGCCTCCCCGACCGACTCTGTCTGTTCCCCGGTGGCGAAGTCGTTTTCGTTGAGTTGAAAGCATTCGGCAAAAAGCCCCGAAAAATACAGACATTAATGCACCAGAAACTGAAAGCAATGGGCTTTCGAGTCGAGGTGATAGACACGACCATGGGTTGTAAAATGTTAGCATTGGAATATGACCGAAAATGATCTCCATCAATACCAGCTACAAGCTGTTGACCACATAATAAGCCACACGCACTGTGCTCTGTTCCTGGACATGGGATTGGGTAAAACAGTGTCTACTTTGACAGCCATCAACGAGCTCATGTTTAAAGAGGTCGAGGTCCGACGGGTATTAGTCATAGCTCCCAAAAGAGTAGCCGAATCAGTCTGGACACAGGAGGTCGAGAAATGGGACCATTTGAAGCACATTAAAGTGTCTCGCATCATCGGAACAGAACGTCAACGTCGTGAGGCTCTCGCCAAGAAGGCAGACATATACACCATCGGGAGAGACAACGTGGCTTGGCTATGCGGGCTCTACGGGGGATCTTGCCTACCATTCGACATGGTGGTCATCGACGAGCTCAGCAGTTTCAAGAATCCCAAGTCAATCCGATTCAAATCTCTTAAGCACGTTCAGGCTTCACTCTCCCGAGTAGTAGGTTTGACTGGTACCCCGGCACCCAACGGTCTTATGGACCTTTGGGCCCAAATGTACCTCCTGGACCGGGGAGAGCGCTTGGGCAAATACATATCCCACTATCGTGACAACTACTTTAAGCCAGGACGTAGAAACGGGCATATTGTATATTCGTACGACATATCCAAAGAGAATCAGGAGCGCATATATTCAAAGATAGGGGACATCTGCATGAGCATGAAAGCTAAGGACTACCTCGATCTCCCCGAGCGCATCGACAACATAGTCGAGATCCAGATGCCCCCAGAAATCCAAAAAGCTTATGACTCCTTCGAGGAGGAACAAGTTCTCAGCATGATCGATGAGCTCGGGGACTCAGTGGAGATACCAGCTGTCAATGCAGCAGCTTTGTCCACTAAGCTCCTCCAGTTTGCCAATGGAGCAGTGTACGATGAACAGAGAGTGGCTCACGAGGTGCACACGTTGAAGATCGAAGCCACGAAGGAACTCATTGAGGACGCCGGGGGACAGTCAGTCCTCATCGGATGGACATTTCAGCATGACAGAGACCGGCTCATGAAGGCTCTCGCCAAGTATAAGCCCCGGGAACTCAAAACGGAGAAGGACATCGTTGACTGGAATGCCGGCAGAATCCAGGTTCTTTTGATGCACCCGGCTTCGGGGGGTCACGGACTCAACCTCCAAGCCGGAGGACACCGCATCATCTGGTTTGGGCAGACCTATTCTCTCGAGCTGGAGCAACAGTTCAATGCTCGGCTTGACCGACAAGGACAGAAAGATGTCGTGATAGTCAATAAACTGGTATGCTCGAAGACAGTGGACCAGGACGTCATAAGAGCCCAGAAAGCGAAGACCCGGGGACAGGATGCTCTCATGGAAGCTGTAAAAGCGAGGGTAGAAAAGTATCTGAAAAAATGTCGCAAAACATCGTAGTATTTGTCGCAGAAGTATTATATTTGTGATACAAACAAAACGATATTACTACGAAAACACCCAACATATTGAAATAATTTCAATTTTTCTGGTGAAAAATTTTTTTAATTGGACATTTTTTCTTACTTTTACACTACACTTAACAACTAAACCCTATGAAAAAGTTTATTGAGTTCCTCGAAAGAAACAACGCATGGGAAAACTTTGAGAGAGCACTCGTAGAGTCTGGAAAAGACATAGAAGGCTACAAAGAGTTTTGCAAAGAGTATTGCAAAAAATACAAAAACACAGAATTAAGCGCCGCATTCACATGGAGAGAAACAAAAGAGGGACATAAATATTGGGCAAAACTAAGTTGGAAATGGCGGGAAGAAAACACGCCACTTAGCGAATAACTATTGAGCAATGACTAACAGGGAGAAAACTATCAAAGAGATCAGGCAGGTGTGGCTGGACGCGACCCTCCGAGAAAAGGAATTAATTACAGTTGGATTGAAATAATTTCAATTTTTCTGGTGAAAAATTTTTTTAATTGGACATTTTTTCTTACTTTTACACTACACTTAACAACTAAACCCTATGGAAAAGTTTATCGAAAAGTACAAGAGCTACAGCTCGAAAGTTCTTCAAAAGTTGGCCAAGGTCAAGACCGGTGACGAGCTTGACGCCATCGAATCCATCCTCGCATCGAGGGGAGCATCTCAGGAACATCCGGCAGATGAGGGCGCTGTCTACAACGCCACTGAGACCGAAGAGTACAAAGCCGAGAACGGCATCAAGGAGAACGACGAGGTCGCCGAGGAGAAGCCGAAGAAGGCTCGCAAGGCAAAGACCCCGAAGGAGCCCGGGGAACCCCGCCCGTTGAAAAAGGAGGTATCGGCCGAGGAGGCAAAGGCTAACCTCGAGAATGCCAAAACCAACATTGGTCGCTTCTGCAAGTTCATCTGCACGAAGACCAAGGAGCAGACCGACGGCATCATCATCGGAGTTCGTCTCGACCCCCGCAACAACTTCATCCAGTACCGCATCAAGACCAACGACGGTCACGTCTGGGGCAAGGGCATCGACTCGAAGGACCTGGAGCTCGGCGAGATGGCTCCGGTTCCCGAGGAGAAGCCGAAGCGCGGCCGGAAGAAGGCTGACGAAGCAGCTCCCGAAGCAGCTCCCGAAGCAGAACAGAACGAGCCGGAGAACGCACCGGCTGAGGAGTAAGTCAGAACTCCTCGCCAAGTGGAGCCGTCACTCCACTTGGCACCCCGGAGTGGTACAGGAGGGTTCGAGTCCCTCCCCGGGGTCTAACCTATATACTAAAAATCATGAGTAACATACTTAAACACGCTGACCAAATCATCAATGAGCGGTCGGAGGAGAAGGAGAGACAATACGGACCATTCATGGAATGCAACCAGAAGGCCGCAGAGATCGCCTCGGTCATTACCGGTAAGCCTCTGACCGCTCTTGACGTGTCTTGGGTCCAAGTGGCAGTGAAAATGGCACGTGAATCCAATGCACACAAGGAGGACAACCTCCTTGACATGGTAGCCACAATCGGGGCCATCAACAACGAACTCGAGGAACCCAAGCCGTTAAAAGCTCCGGGAGTAGTACCTACGTACTTCTCAACCATTTCGGAGGCTGTGGACTTCATCCGGATCAGTCCCATCGAGGTGCATGAGATCAAACATGTTCTCACAGAAGAGGGACGCAGAATAGCTGTATATTACTCTCACAAAGAAGATCCGGAACAGTACAATCCATTCTCAAACATCAAGCCATGAATACACAAGACTTTAAGCCATTCATTAAGAGCTGGGAGGAGATTTATGCCCTCCAGGGGGAGCTCCAGCTCATGTACAGACCATATTTCAAGGAGCGCATCGCGAACTTTGACATCAACACTTTGGAGGATCAGGAGCTTTTCAAGAAACTCTGTTGGCAGATTGTCGAGGAACTCGCTGAGGCAAAGGAGGCTATCGAGGAGGAACTCGATAGCGAGCACTTTGAGGAGGAGCTGATTGACGCATTCAACTTCATGTTGGAGCTTTACCAGCTTTATGGCATGACTCCCACTTTCGACTGGACGCTGCCTAAATGGGCACAGGTTCTGGAAGACGAAGATTTTGCGGGAGATCTGCTTACCTTAATCGGAAACATCGGCATGACAGCAAACTGTCTCAAGAACAGAGAGTGGAGACAATCTCAGTACATGGTTGACTTGGTAGTTTTCGAGGACCGGCTCAAGTGGATATGGACTTACTTCGTCATAATGTTCGAGCATTTGGGTCTCTCCGAGACTCGAGTCAAAGAGCTCTGGTCGTTGAAGTATCAAGTAAATCTGTTTCGCATTAAATCCAAATACTGATATGGGTAGAATATTCAAAGACTGTTTCGAAATGATCCGGGAGATGGATCGGGAGCTCAAGGTTTCCGGCATCACGGTCCCGGTCAACCATTACCAAAACCAAGAGCTCAGCGGGGACGACCGGCTCACCAAGGAACTCATCGGGGTGAGCTTCGTCATCTCAAAGCCGTATCTCGGCAAACGCGAGATGCTCGACTTCATGTTCAAGGATGAGGCCGAGCTCATCGAGAAGTACTGCCGAGCAGAGCTCTCCGACCGGCTTGACCGAAACGGGGTCAATCCGGGTAAGAGCTGGGAGATCCGCCGGGACTTGTGGCAGAAGCTGGTGAGCAAGACTCGTCAGGAGGGTCGCTTCGACTACACCTATTCAGAGCGTCTGCACATTTTTCACAAGGGACCCGAAATACACCAGTTGGACAATGTCATCATGACTCTCCGGGACGACCCGCACTCCAGACGAGCAATGGTCATGATCTTCGAGCCGGAGGACACCCGGGCAACAGCCGGGGCTTTGACCCGAGTACCTTGCTCCGTCAGCTACCAGTTCCTCGTCCGGAACAACCGGCTCCACGTGATATACTACATCCGGAGCAATGACTTCTTCAAGCACTTCGCAATCGACATCTGGTTGACAGAGGCTATGATGGACTACGTGTTCAACATCCTCGCAGCTACCTACCCCTCTCTCAAGAAGGGCTCTCTGCATTACTTCGCTGGGTCCCTCCATGCATACAACGAAGATCTCTCCAAATGGGTAATCTATTAAGCTATGACTATCGACGAAGCAAGAGCTAAAGCTCATCAGCAATATGACGATTGCATGTTCTGCCCGGGATGCTCGAGGCTCCTGACTGGGCTCCACGTGGGGAGCCAGTGCTACACTAACTGGATCGAGAAGAAGGCACAGCAGATCCTCAAAAATTCGAAGAAAGATGAGCGTAGAAGTTAGAGTGTTGACCGGGGTAGTCTTGACCTCTTTGGCTGGAGCAGCTATATTCTACATCACATTTCTGATCGCAGTTGACGAAGTCAGAAAGGACATAAAGCGCAAAAGACATGTCAGGAGGAAATGAGGAGCCCATCATCATTGGGCTGGCAATAGCAGTAATAATCGGAATAGGGATCGTTTGTCTCATGGACGCTCTCAAAAATAAACTCAAGTGATATGTGCGGAATAAGTATAGCAAGAAGGGCTAACGCCATTGACCAGATCAAGCATCGGGGCATTGAGTTCGCCCAGATTGCCGAAGGAGGATGGTTCCTCGGTCATGTTCGTTTGCCCATTCAGACTGAGCCAGGGGATGACCTGGCTCAGCCCATAAAACTGGCAGGAGACAACGGATGGCTCCTTTACGTCGGGGAGATCTACAACTATCCTACGAGGTATTCCAGCGACGTCGAGTATCTTCGCGACCTGTTTGGATCCTCGTGTCTCGAAGACATCATCTATGAAGCCAACAACTGGGATGGCATGTGGGCAATATGCTGGTACCGGAAGGGTCAAATTATTGCTTTCACCGACCCTCTCGGAAAGAAGCAACTCTACTACAACCAATTCGGGGAAATCTGCTCGGAGATAACCCCGTTGGTGTCGGACTTCCGAGACTTCGACCGGTACTATCAGTCGGAAGTGTTCAAATGGGGGTACAACTGGGATGACAGAACTCCATGGAACAACGTCAAGCGTATTATGCCGAATACTGTCTATTCCTTCGATGACATGAAGGTGAAGCCCACCATTATCCGGAGGGACTACTACAGATGGGGGATAGGGGAACGGAGTCATTTCGCAAAATCCGAGTTCGCCGAAGTCCTCCGGGGCTTGGTCGAGAGGTCCGTAAAACGCCGGGCAATGTACTCTAAAGTCCCGGTCGGAGCTTTGGTTTCTGGAGGACTGGATTCATCCATAGTTGCCTCTATTCTTCATCGAATGGGCCTGGGGGTTAATCTCTATATGGTGGAGAATAATGAATCGAAATTTGGCATGCTATTGTCCGAATTTTTAGGGGTTTCTATCACCTCTCTTGGCCCTATCCCCGATGATGATTGCCTGGAGAGGTGTCTCCGCTACAACGAAACCCCCATCGACTTGGGCTCCATGATCCCCCAGTTCCGACTCATGGAGAAGGTCAAGGAGAAGGTCATCCTGACCGGGGATGGAGCTGACGAACTCTTCGGGGGTTATCGCCGAGTCGATGACTACGACTCCCAGCTCTCAGACGTGTTCCAGGAACTTCCGTTCTACCACATGCCTCGGCTTGACCGGGCTTCCATGAGGAGCACAGTTGAACTCCGGTCCCCATTCCTGGGACATGACGTTGTCAGGTTCGCTCTCCGTTTGCCCCGGGAGGACAGAACTCACAAGCGCATTCTCAAAGATGCTTTCAGCGACGCCCTGCCTCAGGAGATTCTCGACCGACCCAAAGAGCCTCTCAAGTGTCGGAGCATCCGACAGGATCCGATGGCGTACCGCAAGAAGTGTCACGAAATATTCTACAACTTATGGCAATAGCTATTGGGTATTACCGGGTATGGTTTAAAGAAGATGACTCCAATACGGAGGCTCAGTGGTTCAAAATGACGCTCCGGAAGGGGTCTGTTAGACCTTCCATACGTTCCATAAGTCGGGAAGAGGCTTTGTGGTGGATCAAGTCCCGAAAAATGAAGGACGTTACACCCGGCAATCCTGCGGGCAAGATATTCGAATCGGAGGGCCAACCGTTCAGGAAGGCATTTCAGGAGCTTCCTCTTCACACCCGTTACAATTTTATCGAGGGGGCAGCTCTCTCACCAGGTACAACACACCGAGCTCGTCTCGAAAAATACTTTAAAAAATGAGAATCGTAAAAGTAAGAAACGTCAAGACCCCAACCAGAGGAACGGGTCTGTCCGCTGGGCTGGACTTCTACATCCCGGAAGACTTCAAAGTCAGACAGATCTGGCCGGGCGAAAGCATCAACATCCCATCGGGTATTCGAGCTCGAATACCCCGGGGGTGTGCCCTCATCATGTTCAACAAGAGTGGCATTGCCACCAAGCACCAGCTCCGGGTTGGAGCCTGCGTGGTTGACGAAGACTATCAAGGAGAGATACATCTGCATGTCATGAACGTCGGCAAGGAGATCGTCATCCTCAAGCCGGGCATGAAACTGGTTCAGGGTTTGGTGATGCCGGTCTTATACGTCGGGGTGGAAGTTCTCGAGTCGGAGGACGAGCTTTTCCCGCAATCGACTGAGAGAGGAGTGGGGGGCTTTGGGTCCACGGGGGAATAGGACCCCCGGCCCCAAAAGTTGGTCAAACCATTGTTCCATTGTTTACAATTTTTCCATGGCCCCGGCCCAAAAAGTTGGTCAAACCATTGTTTCATTGTTTACAAATCAGGGGGACTCCCGGCCCCAAAAGTTGATAAAACCATTGTTCCATTGTTTATTGGCAAAAATCTCGACAGCCCCTCCCCCAAAATTCGGGGGACCCCTATTGTTTATTGTTTATTGTTCCAGTGGAAAGAATCCCAAATCATTGATAATCAATCACTTAAATTAAAACAGCAGTAAACAATGAGAAACAATAATAAACAATCATTGTTTCTCGATAATCGAT